GAAGAATTGATGGAGAATTTATCCAAGATAGTCGATGAATCCAAGGGAAGCCGGACTGAGTTTGTTTTGGATGGTGTTGATATTGAAAGGGGCGTTATTAACGGTACTGTTAAGTATACCCCTTCTCCTGCTCCAGCATTGATAAAGATGGATATTACTGTAGAAAGTGTACCATCTAGTATGTGGAGATACATTAGTCTGAGGAGGGAAAGGGGCATGGAGATACTCAGACATGGATAATAATGTCGCATACTCCGGGTCTATCCAGGTAGGTGATACCGTGGAAACTACCGATGGTATAATGACCATTACCAAGGTGATGAACGGTAGGAAAGTCATATTCCAGGGGGAAACTTTTGAGGGGATTTCATTTGGTGTAACTAATAAAGTTCTGGATGGGATGATTAGGATGATCGAGGAACGGAGAGAAAGAGGTCGTAAAATTTTAAGATGCACTTGAGTGCATTTGAATTATGGAAAACGAAAAGATAAATGCTGATGATGTGCTAGAGGGGCTAACCCAAGAGGAGAGGTTGGCTCTTCAGGTAATTCTGGATGACGTTCAGGGGAAGGGTCAGTCTGACATCCTTTCTACCATGATGGATTTGGATTTTGAGTTTGCGCTTCCAGATATGGAGACATTCTTGCTTGATCCATATTTCATGGGTGAAACGGGGAGAATGATCTATCCAAAACTGATCGATGATTTGGTGGAGGTATTCGAGGGGTCGTATTATGAGATCCATCTGGCCGGGGGAATCGGTTGGGGCAAGAGCACGGTAGCCGAGTTTATCATGGCCAGGATGATTGCTGAGTGCTGGTCACGGAGGGAACCGGCCTCGGCTTTTGGGCTTATGCCGGGTACCACTATTTCATTTGTGAATATTTCGGTTTCTGAGGCCCAGGCCCGGAGGGTAATTTTTAAGGGTCTCTATCAGAAATTGGCCCGGTCCCCATTTTTCAGGGAACACTGTAGGCCGGATCCCACGGTGGTATCTGAGCTTAGGTTTCCAAAAAATATATGGATGGCTCCGGTGGCCTCTACGGATAAGTCGGTCCTAGGGTTGGATATTCACAGCGGAATAATGGATGAGACAAATTTCATGTCCGTGGTGGAGAAGTCCAAGTCCATGGGTCGGGGTGGAAAAAGGTTTGATCTGGCTGAGACAATTTTTCATGGGATGATGTCCAGGATGAAGTCCAGGTATATTTCAGCGGGGACTATTCCAGGTAAACTTATCCTTGTGTCCTCCAAGACCTACCCAGACACTTTTATGGAGAAGAGGATTCAGGAGGCCAGGGAAAGGGAAGAAAAGGGGGTATTTATCAGGGAGTACTCAACTTGGGGTCCAAAACCGGCGGGGACATATTCTGGCCGCAAGTTCTACATTGAGGTGGGGGACATGGCCAGGATGTCCAGGGTCATATCTGAGGATGAGGCTAAAAAGGCTTTTGGGAGAGTGGAAAAGGTACCCATTGAATTTTTGCCGGAGTTCGAGAGGGATACCGATCAGGCAGTTCGTGATTTGCTCGGAGTTGCTACGGCGACAATAAACCCGTACATAAAGGATTTCAGTAAGGTGATGTTGGCGATTGATGGCCGGGAACATCCATTTACGGCTGAGGTAACCAATTTGGTGGATGAGGCTTCTTTCATAGAAACCAAAATGGTGACCTTGGATAAGATGACTTCTAAGAAAGAGCCAATTCTGAATCCTGAGTCTCCCAGGTGGGTCCATGTGGATCCATCGATTTCTGGGGATGCTACCGGTTTGGCTATGGGGCATATTGCTGGGTTGATCGAGGTAACCAAGAGGTCAGAGGATACAGATACTTGGATTGTGGATGAGGCCCCTCTTTATGTGATGGATTTTATGATCAGAATAATTCCTCCTATTGGGGATGAGATATCATTCTCTGGAGTACGGGAATTAGTTTACCAATTGAAAAATTTAGGTTATCCTATAAAGGGGGTATCCTATGACTCCAGGTTACTGAGTGCTGAGACACTTCAGCATTACCGGTCCAGGGGATACCAGACTGAGTTGATATCAGTTGAAAAGGAGACTGAGTACAACATTTTGAAAACAGCGTTCTATGAAAAGAGGGTAAGGATGTATCATTATAAACCAGTTCTTGAGGAGCTTCGTAGGCTTGAGGCTGATCCTAAGAGTAAGAAGGTAGATCATCCTACCGGGGGTTGTTTTGTTGGTGAAACTAGAATTCCTTTGTTGGATGGTACAATGCCTATGATTAAGGATCTTGTAGGAAAAGAATTTTGGGTGTATTCATGTAAACCTGATGGAAAGATAGTTCCAGGAAAAGCTAGAGGGAAAGAGACTAAAAAAACAAGGGAATTTGTAGACGTTGTATTGGATTCTGGAGCAGTTGAAAGGTGTACCCCAGATCATCTTTGGATGCTAAGAGATGGGAGTTATAGACAAGCTAAAGATTTAAGGCCAGGAATCAATAGGTTAATGCCGATAAACAGGACGTGGCCGGTTAATGGTGGATATGAGAGATTAACTAATAAGGATAAGGTAAGGATTTTAACTCATTGGATGGTTTTGGGAGGTGATTCTGTTATCGGTAACAATGAATGTGTGCATCATATAAACGGTAATAAATTAGATAATAGACCGGAGAATTTAGTTATTGTCAACAAAAGTGACCATGCACGGGAGCATACTATCAGGAGGTACAGAGAGGATAATGAGTATAAGAATAAAGTGATTTCAGGATTACAGAGATTTAATCTTAGTGAAAGAGGGAGAAAAATTCATTCTGATGCGATTAAAAAAACCGTTCAAAATATGTCGGGTGATAAGTTGGTATCTAGAGCCAGGAATAGAGACAATTTTAGGAGTGATGTAACATTAGCTGAGGTGATCATGGCATATAAAGATGGGGCAGAGAATCCTAATCAAGCCGCTGGCATGTTGAATTGTGGAAGAAATGTTATAATTAGAGTTATGAGGGATAGTGGTATTGAATCGTGGGGGGAATTCGTGGAAAAAGAAAAAGGGGTAAATCATAAAGTAAGGGCTATAATTCCAGTTGAGTTAGATGACCAAATTCCTGTTTATGATTTGGAGGTTGATGAATTCAATAATTTTGCGTTATGTTCTGGAGTATTCGTCCATAATTCCAAGGATACGGCTGATGCCGTGTGTGGAGTAGTGGTGGGGCTTTCCAGGTATCTCACGATCAAGAGCCGTGGTAAAGTATCAGTGACGGTGTTATAATGCCTATTGATGGAAACGTGCGGAAAATTTTTAAGCCTTCCGAGGATAAGATTAAGGCTTGTAGGTTTTGTGGTAAAGAGGTTCGTGAGAATGATAAGTTTTGCTGGAATTGTGGAAAGGCGGTTTTAGGAGAATGGGTTATTCAATGCCAGAATTGCAAGAGGTTATTCAAGACCGTAAAGCCGGAGGAAAGAAAAATCTGCAATAACTGTGAGCGTGAAAATATGAGGTCAGGAAATACTCCTGGTTTATTCAAGTTGAGATAAGGGAGGGAATTATGGCTGATAAGAGGAGAGGAAAACGCGGTAAAAAGACTAGAGAGGTTGTGGATAAAACTATCCATGAATCTGAAAATGTAGTGGTCAAGGTATTAGAGTTTGGCGGGGATAGAAATCCAGACCGGGGTACATCTAAGCAACTTCCCCCAGATCTTTTTGAGCCGTTGATAGTGAATGGAGAGGTAATTCGTCCTCCTTATAATCCGTTGATGTGGGCGTTACTTTTAGAGCAGAATACCCGGGTCAATAGATGTGTTCATACTATGGCTCTAAATACGGTGGGCCATGGTTTTGCTTTTGAGTCGATGATCGAGAGCAAGAGTTTCATAAAAAAGAATCGTAAGAATATTGAGGAAGAGAGAGCCAGGGTAGCTCCATTGTTTAGGTTTCCTAATAATGAACAATCTTTTGAGGAGATTTTAATTCATATCAAGATTGATGAAGAATCTCAGGGACAGGGATATATGGAGGTGAGCCGGGATGGAAAGGGTGATATTGACGGGTTCTATCATGCCCCTGGGCATACCATTAGGGTCCGGGCTGGTGACATTGATGGGTATGTGCAAATGAGGACTACCTATTCCGGGGAGTTATCTTCTTTTCCAGGACAAACTGCCGTGGATGGTGGAGTAAGTAAGGTTTACTTTAAGAGGTTTGGCGATCCAAGAGTTATTAATAAGGATACGGGTGAGGTAGTTAAAGAAGGTTTACCAATAGAAGATAGGGCCAATGAGTTGATCATGTTTAAGATCTATTCTCCACGGTCCTCTTATTACGGGGTACCCAGGTATGTGACTACTGCCCCGGCAATTGCTGGAAATCGTTTGGCTCAGTTAAGGAATGTGAGTTTTTTTGAGAATGATGCCGTCCCCCGTTTAGCGGTTATAGTGCAGGGAGGTAGACTTGATGCCGAGGCCGTAGAGACAATCAGATCATTTATCGAATCTAAAGGGAAAGGGGTAATGAATGCCAGCCGGGTAATGATTCTTCAACCTGAGAAAGCAGAGGGTGTGCCGGTTGATGAATCCCAAAGAACGAGAATTGAATTGATGCCGTTGACCGTAGGGGTAACTGAAGATGCCTCATTTACGCGGTACCTGATGCTGAACAATGAGGATATCAGGGAAGCATTTGGGATAGGTAAAATCTTTTTGGGAACTGTAGACGATGTGAACCGGGCGTGTTATTCAGATGATACGGAGACTTTAACAAAAGGTGGGTGGAAAAAATTTGAGGAATTGACTGGTGATGAGGAAGTATTAGCAGTAAATCCTAAGACTGGTGAAGGGGAGTACCTTAAGCCAGATAAACTTTGCGTATATCCATATAAAGGGAAAATGATTGAGGTTGAAAATAGGGGGACTTCTTTTAAAGTAACTCCTGATCACAAAGTTCTCTTTAGGTCCGGCACTGATGATAAGTGTTCCTGGAAGGAGAGTACCGCAGAAAAAATGGTTGGGTATAAAAGGTTTAGGGTTAGAGTATCGCCTAAAAATGTTAGTAATGGTGATGAACAAGAATTTTTCATTCTTCCTGGTGTAGATGTTAAAAATGGAGCTAACGATGTTTGTAAAGAGAGAAATAAAGGGCCTTGGAAGATCCCCATGGAAATGTGGAGTAAATTTATAGGTTATTTTGTTTCAGAGGGGTTTATAGGTGACCATGAAAAAAATGGTAATTATGTGATAGGGATTTCTCAGAATGAGGAGGTCTATCCTGAAAAAGTGGAAGAGATAAGGAGTATGCTTTGTGATTTTCCTTATACATTTTCAGAGAGTTGTTATGAGGATGGAATGGTTAGATGGACAATTTCTTGGAAAGCCCTCTGGATGTATTTAAATGATAATTGTGGTAGGGGTGCAATTAATAAGAGATTGCCGGTTGGGTGGAGGAATTGGGATTTTAATTCTTTGGAAAGATTGTTTTGGGCTATGATTGACGGTGATGGACACATTTATCCAGATAGGGGTACTATTTCTGGAAATTATTTTAGCATCTCAAAGCAATTGGCTGATGATTTTCAAGAACTTTGTGTCTTGACAAATAGACGTGGGCAGATAAGGGTAGCGCAAGATCGTAGACCTAACCGTAGAATTGGGTACGTGATTAATTGGGCTGAAAGAGATAGAATTTCTGTTTACCAGGATTCTTGCAGAGAAGTTGAGTATGATGGTAATGTTCACTGTTTTTCACTTCCAAAACATCATTTTTATGTGACCAGAAGAAATGGAAAGTTGGCAATTCAAGGTAATAGTGCTTACACTTCAAAGCAAGTAACCACTGAGCAAGTTTTTGAGCCGGAGAGTAAACGATATGAATATAGGATTAATGCCACTATCATGCGGGACTTGAATGCTGAGTATACTAGGTTTGTTTTAACGAGACCTAAGACAATCGATTTAACTCAGGAGGCTATGGCCTTTGCTACTCTTGCGGCGGCGGGTGGAATTACTCCTAATGACATTCGCTCATTGTTAGGGTACGATCCATTTTCCGGTAATTGGGCTGATACTCCGTTACCTCTTATTAAAGAGGGAATTCTTGAGGGCCAGGATATGCAACCTCAGACACCGGAGGGAGAAGGGGGCGTGGTTGCCCAGGATGGAGAGGAGGATATGGAATCTAAGGTAGTTTCTTTGGCGGTTTCTAGAGCTAATAAGGTTTATCGTGATGCTACTGGATTTTCCGGGACTTTGAATCTAATAGCTGAGGGAAAGCCTGATGAAGTCATGAAATCCCTTCAAGAAATAAGTGAAAAGTCTTGACTTGACAAGTAGACCTTTTTTAGGTTACACTATATATAGTAGTTTGGATTGGACGGATACAATTTTGAAAGGAACTAATTAAGGAGGATTTAACAATGGCTAAAAATCAGAGTGCTCTTACTCAGCCTACTCCGGGACCGACCTCCCAGAGGAGCAATTCGGTGATTGATACGGGGATGCAGAATAACAATGCGATGCAGTCTCCCGATTCTAAGGCTTCTAACAAAACTCCCAATCTTACTGCAAGAACCCAGAAACGCTCTGGGCGGGAAACTTAAGAGGTAATATGAATTGAGCCGGAGGAATGATATTTTCTTCGGTAAGGCCACAAACAGTTTAAGAAAATTATGTGGCCAACCTGGGTTTCATGGTGAGGTAGCAGTAAGATTAAAGATCCAGGATGGAGTTGTCCAAACGGGAGAGGTGGAGAAATCCACCAGGAAATCAAAGAATCAGATGATTGTTGAGAAAATCCGTTTGGATTAAAATAGCCGGTATCACACCGGGCCATTTTGGTACCAAGAGAGCCGCTAAGGGGAAAGTTCCCTTTGGCGGCTTTTTCTGTGGAGGATAGGATGGAAAAAAGATTTGAATTTGGCCTTGAGGTATCCAAAGCTAGAATCGATGAAGAGGGTAGGATGATAGTTACTGGCTATGCTTCTGACACCATTAAGGATAAGCAGAGGGATAAGTTCGATACTCATGCCATGAGACAAATGTTAGGTTTAGTTCGTGAAGGTGTGCCTCTTATGACTTCCCATAAAGATTCTTTCGGTTTCGGAGAATCTTTGGATGGTAAGTTGATACCGGTAGAGGGGGGAGGATTTGGATTAGAGGTTGATTTTTATCTTAAGCCTCAGTATCCCCAGTCTCAAGAGCTTTTCAATGAAGTCAGATCCGGTGAGTGCTCTAAGCAACTTTCCGTTGGAGGTAATTTAAATAAAGACAATCCTCATTCAGCGTATATGTTGAACGATGGTACAAGAGTTCTTCACGATTTTTCCCTTGATCATTTTTGCACTACCCGTCCTAATAAGGCGGCTAATCCCAGGACTCATTTCAAAGAGGCGGTATTTAAATCATTGGAAGAGAATGGTATGACCGAGGAGGTATGGAAGTCCCTTGTGGTTGATGATGATACAGCTAAGGCTTTGAGTGATGAAGGCGGCGATATTGAAAAGTTCTTTTTTATGATGCCGGGAACGGGTAGCAATCAGATGGATGGAAGTAGAGATGAGGATGATGAGCTTTCCGGGGAAAATCGAACTATCAAGGATCTCCCATCATTCAAGGCAATGAGTGACCATGGTTATAATGCCTATGTAGCACCTCTTTTTTGGGAGGGTGATCCTATTGTCAGTGCTCTTAAGGGAGCAAGGCGTAAAAATAGAAATATTCTGGAGAAGATCGATACTTATCCCGTGGATGAAGTGGCTGAGTACATGAAGAAAGTAGGTATTAAGAATCCTCAGTCCGTTGCAGAGAAGGGCAAGGTTGGTCTTTATGCGGCCATGCTTGGCGCTGAAAATCTGGATGATAGGAATGTGGGCCTTGATCCTACCATGACTAAGCCGGTTAGGTACGTCAGAGTTTTTTCTTCTCAGATAAACAATGAGGATGAATCAGTCCTTGATGATAAGGGGCTTCTGAAAGGCGGTGGGTTTCTTTTCACCAAAGAGGGACGGAAAGTTCCTGGTGAAGAGGGATATTCTCAGTTCTGGAGGGTGCCTACCGTGATGGAGGCTAAAGTTCTAATCCCCGATGCCGTGGATAAGCTGGATGAGATTATAACGGAGAAGGGGGATGATTTTGGGGTGGAGAAAACCGGGATAGATCTTGAGGAGATACAGGTGATGCCGTTTGGAGTAAGAAAATTTAAGTTGAGGACACTATCGACTGAGGATCATTCTCATGAATTGAGGCTTCATGTGGACCCTGATGGGGACATTATGGATGGTTATACATTCCAGGGGGCTTCAGATTTTGCTCATGGTCATAGGACGTATAGAGAGGATCATGTGCATAACATTATAGATCAAGGCGGTGTGAAAGTACTGAGTGTGGCTCAGGACCATATCCATGATTTTGTATTTCCAGAGGTTGGAAGGGGGGTAGTAATGGAAAAAAAGGTTAATCAAAGATCCGTTAAAGAAGGCGGTTATTTTACCGTAGGGCCTAAAGGTGGTGGGGCTGAGGTATTTGAGGAGACCCCTAAATCATCTGATTTTAGTCAGATTGGTAATCCGTCTTATGCCTTACTTATAGATAGGGGAGATGATCAAGCTATCCGTCAACTAGGAAAAGTGTCCAGGACTGAGGCTAATAAGGCCGGTTTAGGTGCTACTAAAGAAGGTGTCAATAAAGTAACCGTTGGCAGGAGTATAGGTAAGACCGGAAAACGCCTTATCTATAGGATGTTGACTGAGTTCTCTCCAGAAACTAAGGAAAAAGAGAAGGTGGTAACTTTTAGAGCTTATCCAATGGCTACTACAAGACGGTGGAGTTTTACTGGCCGGGAAGGGGACGCCATTTTGGATCAATTTGGGGGTGAAGATTCTCAGAGAGCGTGGCAAGCCTATGCTAATGCCCATGGATGGTATGATTCGGCGGTTGATACTGGTAATGATCCTCCCAGAGTTAAGGGAGCATACTCATTACCCCATCATAAGCTGGAAAATGGGGAACTGAGGACATATCCGGGCGGTGTCATAGCGGCTACGGCGGCTATCAACGGTGCCCGTGGTGGTGTTACCCGTATTCCAGAGGGGGATAGAAGGGCAGTTTATAACCATTTGGCTCGGCATTACGGTCAAATGGATATGACTCCTCCACCTTACCGTGGGGGAAAAGAGGGAAATAAGGAGCTTGATGAGGGCTACATAAAGGAATTCATCGAGTTTCACAAGGATGAAAACGATTTGGATGTCAGTTGGATCTTGGATTATTTCCAAGAGGAATCCACCAAAGAAATTAACGAGGAGGTAAGTAAAATGGGTGGAGAGGAAAAGAAAACTAAGGATGCCGGGGTTGATCCCGCCACCACTGAAGAGGTGAAGGATGCCCCGGCCAGTGAGGAGACAGTTGTGGAAGAGCCTACTAAAGAGGCTCCGAAGGAAGAGGTTTCCTATGATCGGGAAGCCGAGGGCCTTGGTCGTAAACTTTTGACTGCTTTGGGCCTTAGAAAGGGTGCTTCCCCTAAAGTGGAAAGGGCAAATGCTCTTTTGGAATCGGCTAAGGATGCCCTGGATAGCGTTGAAATAGAGGATTCTGATGCGGTACCTCTTATTTCCAGCGTGGTTGGGGTATTGACTGGGCTTAAAGCCAAGATTGAGGACGGGAAGATTGACCTGGAGAATCTTCCTGAAAAGGAAGCCAAGATTATACGGGCTTTTCTTGGGGATGATCTGAGTAAGGTTGCTCCTAAAGAGGAAACCGTGGAGGCTCCTGAGACTTCGGATGCTGAGGATAAAAATGACCTTAGCAACATGACTATTGATGATGTTGCTACCAAGGTCGGGGAAACCCTCTTGCCTCAGATCAAAGAACTTTTGAATGCTCCCAAAGAGGATGATACTGGCGATGCTCCCCAGGATGAGGGTGATGCTCCCAAAGAGGGTGATGAAGATGCCTCTGATCAACCTCCTGATGGTGATGCTCAGAAGGATGAAAAAGAACCGGAGAGTAAGGATACAGAAGAGACTGAGAAATCAGATGATTCTGAGGTGGAAAAATCTGATGATAAATTATCTCAGATTCTTGATCTCATGAATGGCTTGCATTCCAGGGTTGAAAAGATAGAAACGGTGTCTGGAGTGAGTAAGTCTCTCGATGGACAGGAAGTTCCTACCGCTAAGAAGGGAACTTTTACGGGTGCGTTATTTAATCCTCATGCTCGTAAGAAAATGGGGAATTAATCAAATTTTAGGAGGTTTAAAATGGGCAGTGTAAATGAAGAACTTATTGAAAAAACATTAGAATCTTCGGATTTTTTTGCTGGGGGTCAGATTAATTCTACCCAGCAAAGTGAATTCGTGAGATTGGTTAAAGACTTTTCGGTGATGATCGGGATGGTTCGGTTTGTGGATATGCCCACAAAGACTTATCAGATCGATAAAATTCATCTTGGAGAGCCTATTACTAGGGGTATTGATGAGAATACTGATGCTCTGACTAATCTGGCTCAGCCTAAGATGAATCAGATCACGTTGACTACCTCTAAGATCAAAACGGCTTATGCTATTACTACGGAGGCTCTTCAGGTGGCTCTTACTCAGGCCGATCTTGAGGATACAGTCATGGAAATGGTAACTAAGAGGTACTCTACGGATGTGGAGATCTTGGCCATTTCCGGTGATGATTCGGTTACGGGTACTACTCCGTATGATTCTTTGATCAAGGTATTGGATGGTTGGAGAATCCTTACCAATGATGCTCAGATCGTAAATGCTGGTGGTGCTGAGATTGCCAAGTCTCTTTGGACGGAAGCCTTGAGGAAAATGCCTCAGCAATATCTCCAGGATCCAGATCTCAGGTGGTTGATGAGCAGAATCCTTAATATCGATTGGTTGGATACCATTGCGGATCGTGAGACCGCTCTTGGTGATGCGGCTTTTCGTGGTGATGCTCCTCCGATTCTTGGTGTACCGGCGTCAATCATACCTCTTATTCCGTCTGATTTGTCGGTGAGTGTGGCTGATGCTACTTCGGCTACGGTTGTGGGTACTCAGTACGGTCCTTTTGAGATTCGTACCGGCACTAATGATCTCATCAATATCGACGTAGATAATGGTGGTGCTCATGAGATGACCTTACCCCAGGGCGTGTGGGAGGCTATTAGGATAGCGGCCTTTATCAATGCTGATTCTACCTTTGCGGCGGCTGGATTGGTGGCTTCGGATGATGACGGTAAGCTCAAGTTGGTGTCCGCGTCTAGCACGGGTACGGCGTCTGAGATCGATATTCAGGCTACTTCTACTCCGGCACAGGCGGCTTATACTACTTTGGGTTTAACCGTTGCAGTTACTACGGGTGCGGCGGCTGGTGCTGGTACTGAGGATCTTGGTACCTTTGTTTGGCTGGCTAATCCGATGAATTTCATCTTTGGGATGCTTGACCAGACTCGTATCTTCTCTGAATTCAATAAGGATTACGATAGGGTAGAGGTGGTCATGTATAACGAGGTTGCGGTTCAAGTGGAGAATCTTGAATCCATCGTGCGGATCGATAACATTAAGCGTAAATCGCTTTAATTGAGATGGAGGTATTTCATGGCTAAATTCACGGTAAAACGGGAAAATACAAAGTTTGTTGAGTGCCCTTCTGGGTCTAAATATTACTTTGTTGCAGAAAATCCCATCGAGGTTAAGAGTGAGGATGTGGAATACTTCCGGTCACGTAACAAGGATTTTATAGAGACTGGAGATGAGAATTCTTCTACTTTAGATAGGAAGGGGTCTTTGGCCCCTTCCGATTCTAAGGTTTTGGACTCTGATTCGATGCACTTGAGTGCATCTGCTCCGAAAAAGGCCAAAAAGGTGAAAAAAGGCTATGATCTTGACAATCTTGAGGTTGATGAGATTATTGAGAATGATATGTTCAAGAAGCAGTCAGAGGGTCCATGGACGTGTCCGGTGTGTGGTAAGACGGGACTCCAGACTAAGGGCGGTGTCAGGTCTCATGTAGGGTCAGGAGCTTGTATTAGGGCGGCTAAGGGAGAGTAATGGATTTTAAGTACATTACTCTGACTCGGCTTCGGGATGTGCTTAAAATTTCTGCAACTAACTTGCCCGATGCCGAGGCTTTGGCTTTGATTGAAGAGATCTCAGAATCTTTGAATAGCTTGACCGGTCAGTTTTTTCAACCAAAAATTGAGTTTCATCCGGCTTCTGGGAAAGGGGATAGGCTTGTCCATAGGTCAGACTTAAACCCAATTATCAATCTTATATCGATAAGTGTTGATTATGATAAGACATTTGTTAAACCATCAGTATGGGAGACAATGTTCGGTATCCGGGGAAGAACTCATGTATACGATATTTCTAGGGTTGAAGTAACCCCCGATTCTGGATATCGTTTAGTTTCCTTGATTTCTGGGGAATTTCCGGCTGGATCTGGGAATGTGACTTTGAATGGAGTATTTGGATGGCTCCAGAATCGGAAGTTATTTCAAACTGAGTTAGCCGCTGAGTTAGCGGTGGATGCTACGACAATTACGGTTAATGAGGTTTCCAATTCTACTGGGTGGGTTGAAGTTGGGGATTTTGTAACTATTACGGTTACTGATGCTACGGCTTCTAATCCTGCCAGGGTTTATAATGACATTATTAAGGCTATAGATACCTCTGGGCCTAATCCGGTGTTGACCGTTGATAAGGTACAGGACATGGCGGGGGTATTTCCAATTGCTTCTGGAACTACCGTGAATGTTTATGGGAGGTTTCCCAGAGCGTTGGTTGAAGTCATGGATGCCTTGATTTTGAGAGCGTGGGAAGAAAGTCCACTGAATCCGAGTGGGTCAGGTGGTAGTGGTAGTATAACGGATAGGTTGATTTCAGAGAAGGTTGACAATTATAGTTACCAGTTGGAATCAAAGTCAGTTCAATCAAGTAGGTATGGAGGTCTTGGTGCTATTACTGGCTCAGTTCGGTTAGATCAGACGATCAGGCAGTACTCACGTCCTCCTATGGTGGGGTTTGTATAATGGGTCGTGGTTGGCCAATGAGGTGGAATCCTAAGCCGGTCAAGATTCGGAGATTGAATCGGACTGCTTCCGTGGGAAATAGCCTATTGGATGATGATTTTGGGGACGTGTTCGGGGGCGTGGATATACCGTTGGATGGTACAATAGAACTTCAGGCCCAGGTAGCGTATAAAAAGAGGGATGAGCGTGATTTCGGTCTTGGGGGAGATGCTCTACGGGCTGATGGGCATTTGGCGTTCACTACTGACTACCTTCAAGATGCTGGATATAATCCATTTGGAAGTACCATATTGGATAAGGGTGATAGGATAGTGGAGATAGACGGGGTAACCGTGGATTATAGGATCATAGAGTTCAGGCCGGGGGGCCATTTAAAAACGGCTGGTAATACTCCCATCCTATTTTTGGCTTACTTTCAGTCTCCTATGGATGAGAATCCGAAGGTTACGTAAGGGGTGAGTGATGGCTAATCTTAGTAAAGAGTGCGTTATTCCGGCGGGAAGTCAATT